CTCCATACGAACCTGCATCTCCTCGAATTCTTTTGTAAGCGGTACTTTAACTTTAAAGGTATGACCGCCCATAGTGAATGATCGAGTCCTTACGCTTTCTTTATGCTTTACGAACTGTGAACCTAATGCCTTCTCTAGCTTATTCATGTCTTGTCCTTTTATATGTATCGAGATTTGTACTTGCTCATATTTTCCCAGATCAGTTTAGATAAAATATTAAGCACTGCACCTGCTTGGCCTTCTAATGCCGGACGTAGGAATGGAGTTGCCGCCATATTCTTTGTCCCGAACTCTACTGCTGTTGCTCTTGCATCACTTCTGACTCCTGTTTGCTTAGACTTTGTTTTTAAGTTCTTAAATTTCATCTTTGCTAACTTCTTTCCGGGTGCTGTTGTAACCAGCCCAATTACCGTATCACTTGGGTCTATGTACTTTGACCGCTTATCCTTACCCGTAGGGTTCCTAGCTTCGATCTGTAGAGACGCTGCGAGTGCGCCAGTGTCCCGAGGTACTAATGCTTTCGCCTGAGCGAGAACTGGTGCCATAGCTTGCCTTACCGACTTCTTAAGAATAAGACTTTGATCTCTAGGCCCGAAGTTAGAATATAACGCTTTAAATGCTTCGTGAAGTTCTTTGTGACCTACGAAAGCAATTTTGACTGAGGCCATTAGTCTCCCTTAACGACTATCTTTTTATAGATTTCGTTATTCAGAGCGACTGTGTAGTCGGCTACCTCCTCCGGCGTCATTGTGTCGGCGTGGTTCTTTGCTATCTCATAGGCTAGATGAATTCCAGCTATGCGCTGCTGCTGGTGACTGAACCAATTTTTTTGGCCTGAGTTAGCCTGATGAATTATGTATTCGAGAAGTGCTGCGGAACTATTTGTTGTCATATATTGTAGAACCGCCCCGAAGGGCGGCTCATCTCTTAGGTGTTGTTAGACCAGCCGTAGTTCAATCCACCAATAGGATGGATAGTGAACTCGAACTTACTTTCAGCGTTAGGCTGCAAATCCCACTTCAAACCACCGACCATACCATTGAAGGCATAAGCGACAGTATCGGTGCCGTCATAAACTGCTACTACATAGGTGCGAACAACTGTACCGCCATATCCATCTTCACGGATTTGCAATTGTGCCACGTCGGCAGGATTCCAAGCAGAAGTAACCGTTAATGAAGTTACTTGATTCTGCGTCGTGACCTTCGCGCCAGTTCTTGCGCCAGCGACCGAGTAAGCTGCTACAGCATCATCAGAACCAAAAGCAGGTACAGCCTCAACAGGAACCGCCATACCTGTAGAACCTACACCGCCAGCAGACGTTCCTACGAGTTCTTCTACCCAACCTGTCCACGTTGAAAGATTAGCAATAGAAAAAGGGGTTGGAGTTGCCGCAGATTGCATCCAGAGAGTAGCTGTGTATCCGGGTAAAATTTTATTAATCAGTGCCATAATAATTCCTTTGAATAAGATTTAAGAAATTTTGTCTTATGATGATGTTGGAATGTCCATTTTTACATCTAGTATAATTTGATTCATGCCTAACTCGTTATCATAGGTATTGTATAACCAATGTACGTCAGCTTTAGCAATGAAAAATCCTTCTGCTAGACTACCGAATAATCCCGAGTAGCCGTGCAATTCTTGCAGTATCGTATTGCCCAGACTAAAAGCGTCTGTCATAGCTTTGCAAAATATCGAGGTCTGAAAGATCGGGGTGTCGATACCTTTATTATCCTGAGTCTGTCCTGTGTACACGGGCTGATGGACGTTCCGCAGTTGCCACGTTATGAACTTTTCTTCTGTTGCCCAGTTCCGATTAAAGTTTGCATAGACTGGAACGGGGTCAACAATCGCAGCCAGTTGATATTGAATCGCTTGTGCGTACACATAGGGATTATTCTGGGTTGTCATACGGGTGTCTCCGGGTCGTTGCGATAGCAGATATAAGTCACCTTCATCCGATCATTCGATTCCCTAATGTCCGTAATTCTCCAATCAAATCCGCGCCAAGTAATGCTAAACAAATTCTGGTTATCTACGATCTCCTTATTATTCGGAGTGTAATTAACCGTGATCTTTACTAAGTCTTGATAGACTCTATATCTCTCGCTTATCCGTAATGAATTAGCTACGTCAGCCACAAGCCCTCGCGTCTCGAACCACGGAGTAATCGTGGTCGTGTATTCCCCAACGGTATCAACCCCGTTGGTGACGTTATTAATCGTAAGGTTCTCATAACGGACTATAGTCATTACATCACAAGCGGCTTGTATGGTCGAAGTAAAGTATCCACGCCCCAACTAATCATTTGGGTTGTATTCATCGCCCCGTTGCTAGTCGCACTTCTGTTGTTGTAGATGTGCGTAAGCAGCATTAATCCAGCCTGTTTAACGACAGGATAATTCGCAATAGGGTTAGCGTTTTGCGTGTATGTGACTATGATCGGATTAGCAAAGGTCTGATTAAGCGTGGTAGGTATTGCCGATACCACAACTCTATTCCCTGTCTGATCGTAGAAATAGTTACTTGATGCCAGAGTAATTGGTGCGTTACTTTCCACTCCGTAATAGCTAACTGAATTGACTGTAACTCCTGTCGATCCAATTGATACTTCTGGCAAGTCGAGATAAAGTGCCGAACCATAGACGCCAGCATTGCCGTAATACACTCTGAACTGCGTGCTGAATATAGCCATCCCTAAATAATCTTCAATGGCAAATCGAGTTGCTAGTTCGATGCTTTCGAGATAAGCATCCTGAGATTCGTCTTGAAATAGGTTTAACTGCTGCGTTATTTCCTCAAGCGAGAGCCATTGCGTTACCGTGTCCCGCGCTATCTGTTCTACTTTCGCATAGTTATACGGATTTCGGTTTGATCCGAAAAACTCCGATAGCGTCATATTTTCGACTGGCATAGTTCACTCCCTATGCTGGACAGACTGCGCGCACACCAGCAAATACATCACGAATGGTTGAGCATACCCGCTTCTCTGCATACAGAGAAATAAATCCGGGCTGATACTGCTCAAGACGTTGAATACTCATCATTTCGTTATCGGCAATGGTCATGAAGCTATCCCAAGCGGCTAGATAGATAGGGTAGGTGCTTGCCCCATATTCGCTCATGTATGGGTTTGGAATGACGGGGAATCCAAAAATGCTACATACGGAACCACCATCATCATCACCTGATTCAAATAAGACTGGGAATCCAGCGGTGTCTTTCAATTGCCTAAACAATTGAATTGTGTTTGGGTGCATCATCCACGCTGTACACGGACTCATCCAATACTGTGCAGGAAGTGCAGAAGCTAAAGCGGTAAGGTCGTTGTAAGTAACAACAGTTTTAGACGCTGCGGCTGTCTGTAGCATCGTGTGCCGACCATTAGTAGTTGCTGATCCGCTAGTGCCGAAAGATGCTGCCGAGGTACTTCCAGCATATAAATTTAATCCGCGCAGCCCGTCAACCTGACCAGTTTGGGGTGTTGATGCTCCGCTAGCTTGGTCGTTGTTCAACATCATAGAAAGGGCTTCTTGCTGTGCGAATTCTAAGGCTATATCTGAGACAATGCTTTCATCAAGTCCGTTAATGTCAGACATAATTGCCGTCCGAATAGGCACGACTGCATTAATAGATTTAACAGAGACTTGCCAGAAAGATGTGGCGTAGTTGCCTACATCATTCTTTACGCTGTAGCCCCACGGGTTCGTGGTGCTAGTTTGAATTACTGTAGCGTTACCTGTCTTGACTACGAAGGCTTCATCAGAACCGATAGTGGTTATTTCGCGAACGCCACACATACGAAAGGGGTTGCCGTATCGCAATGGCGCAAAGGCTTGATCGTAAATAACGCGACCACCGACACCAGTACCAGAACCCGTAAGTCCGGCTGCTTCCTTCAAACTAACATCAGCCCGACCCTCGGACAATGCTGTTTTTACTGCTTCGAGAATTAGGCTCATGTGAGTTTCCTTTAAATTGGAAAGACGGGGGATTTCTCCCCCGCGTTTTCTTAGTCGTTAGCCGTATAGGTTGAACGGTAACGGATAATGCTGAAAGGATCAACAACGCTGGTACATAGACGCTTCTCGCCGAAGAAAGTAATAAATCCGGGGAGAGTCTGATCGTACCTACGGAGAACCATATTCAAACGATCGACGATGGTATGTCCGCGCGACCAGTCACCAAAATACATTGGGTACAGGTTATTTTTGTCCACTCCAGCGTAGCTAGGGGTATCCAGATACTTATTCACAACAACATCGAATCCACACAAGCGACCTACGATTCCGTCTGTTTCCAGAGGACTCATACGCTCGAATACTGGCGTGCCGTTGTCATCGGTCAATCCGCGAATCTGTGAAAGCAAAATTGGATTGATAACGAAACGTGCAGATGTTGTCCAGTATTGTTGTGGCAACGCATAGATGAAGTTAATAACGTCCTTGTACTGGATGTTTGCTGCGCCAGCGGCGTTGCCATTCGTTACCAACTGGTCGTAGGTAGCGATGCTAGACAATCCACTGCTAGAGCCTGTTCCGCTTGTTCCGTATGCAGCCGTAGTGGTTACACCCGGAGCGTAGGCACCGTTACCACCAGCGTATTGGTTCAAACCGCGCAGACCATTAATACCACCAGTTGCAGCGATAACACCAGCATCAGAGCTTTGATCGTCGTTCTGGATCATTGAGATACCTTCTTGCTCACTGAACTCGACCAACATATCAGATACTACGTTGCTTTCCAGACCATCAATGTCGTCCAGTGCAGCGGTACGCAATGGGAACTGAACATTAATATCTTGCAGAGTCAGTTGCCAGATATTCGTGGCTACTGTGGTTGCCGATCCGTTGTTCTGGATAGGATAGCCCCAAGCCGGGCCAGTGTTGCCAATTTTGGCCCTAAACTGATAGGTCGAGCCATCGGTTGCAACGGTGCGTGATACGCCGCGCATAGGATTAGCCAAACGCAATGCAACGAATACAGGATCATAGGCAGTACGACCGCCGACACCCGCGCCAGAACCCTGTAGGCCAGCGGCTTCTTTTAAGAAAGCGTCATACTGGGAATCGCTCTCGAACAGGCTAATTTCTTTTTCCATCCGGCTACTAGACTTCGTGAAGTCGCTCAGTTGTTCCTTAACTCTGCGGTTCACATCTTGCGAGACGGTCTTAGCTTTAGGCTGAATGATTGAAGGGATTTGAATAGATGCAACCTTAGCTTCTAGGGCTGCGACTTTCTCATCGACCTCGGCGCGTACAGCTTCCAGAGATACATTTACTTCGCTCTTGATTTCTTCGATCTTGGCAGTGTTAGCTGCTTCGATATGGTCTAGCTTCTCAATAACTTCGTTCATTTTAATTTCCTTTATTTAAGACGTTGGGATAATGCCTTCAGCAATTCTCGCTCTTTTAGGGCTTTAAGAATTTCGTCGGCTTGCTTTGTTGCCACCGCATCAGGCTCCCCCTGAGTTGGTTGAGTGTCAAGATTTTTATGGGTGGCTTCCCGCGCATCCACTATTTTCTTGAATACCATAGATGCGGTGGTCGCATCTTTTCGCGTTAACCCTGCTTCCCGCAGAGTCTTTTCGATTACTCGAATCATTAGCTGTCCTTCAGCATTAAATGCTTCCAGCCTACTGATTTCTGAATTAGGATTATTGGGGTACATTACGACAGAGACTTCCCGCAGACCGCCTTTAGTGATTCTAAAGTAGCCATCAGCCTCTTTTGTTGGGTTGCCTTCTTCATCGACCATCGCTGCTTCTTCTGCGAACGCGCCGACACTGACACCACCAAACATATTAGGAGATTCTTTTAATACAGAATGAAGATCAGAGCCGCCTACAGTATTCATGTAGATTTGCCCTTTAGCTGTCATGCCTTCTTCGTCAAAAGAAAATTCGTTCCACTGACCGACAGGCATACCGCTATCGTTATGGTTTAGGAACATAGGAAGCGGCTTATCCGCTTTGGAGAATTCGTCTGCCCATTGAGCAAAGCCTTCCGGCTGATAATTAAATCGCCGACCGTCTAGCCCTTCTCTCGCACCCCAAGTGGTAGCACGAGCCTCTATAGAGCCTCTATTGCTGCTTAACTCGCTTTCGTCTAGGCTTAGTTTCGCTTCGCAAACTAGCATCAGATTTTTCATTGACTGCCCCATTATTTATAGATTGATTATTATCTTTTATTGTATGTGGCTTCTCAAGAGTAACCGCCGGAATAACTACATCCGACTTCCTTACTTGTTTAGCAAAAAAACCTAGTATCGTATCGAGGATGCTCATGTTTTTCCTATGTTCATTTTACTCGTTTGATTCCCGCCTCCACCACCTGTATCTTGTGGGCTTGTTCCATCTATCATACCACCACTTGCGTTCTGTGTTAACTGATCTCCACCAGCGACCATATCCATATTCAAATATTCTCTCGCTTCATTCGGGGTAAATATACCATTAGAGACACCAGCTACCACAAAATTCATTTGGTCTAGGGCTGCACCTTTTAAGAAGTCTTTTGTATCGAATCTGATCGAGAGGTTAGGGTAGCCCTTTAATAGATGCTGCTTTAACTTTTGCTCTATGTTGATAATCATCGGGTACATAGTTGTTTTGTAGAACTCATCCAGTAGCGTCTGCGTGTTATTGAACTTCCCGTCTGATACCCCTAGCATTTGAGGAGGTACGCCGAATAGACCGCATATCCGCTTCATAGTCTGAATCTTTAATTCGGCAGTCTGAGCGTCTTGTAGGGTTAGCATATCGACAGGCGTATATTGCATCCCCTGATCTAATAACATTCCCTGACCTGCTTTACTCAAGTCTGAGTTCCTACTTCCAGTCATTGCGTTCCAAGTCTCTTTAAGGCGGCTTGCTACTTCTTTATACTTTGCGTCTGGGATAACTTGATCGGTAGTAAAAATGCCGGAGGGCTTCGCGCCGTTCTGCATAATGAAGTTAGCGTAAACGTCTATATCCTGATCGAGTGCGACTAACTCGGTCGCTAGGATGCCCTTGTTAAAGCCTGACGATCCCTGCCACGGTGCTTCCTTAATGTGCATCACTTGATGAGATTCTAGCGGCTGATCTTTGCTGAAGCCGTAGCTCGGAGTTGACAGACGGTATGAAGGGTAGCGCGTAGGATTCAGAATAACCGTGATGAGGGTCGAATCCAGCATATACATTTCAAGCGGGGTCGATAGACTATCCTTCTGGTCTTTTCTCCACCATAGCGTGAACGACTCGCCGCTTATGTCTTGCCACATACACCACTGATACCAGAACTCGTACTGACTCTGAAAATTATTAGGGTTCGTTAGCAATGCTAGAACCTGTTTCGCTTTAGCCTTCTCTCTATTGCCTATCTTCGGATCAGTGAGGGCGTTGGTAAAGGTGCCGTCATCATTCTTAGACATTACCGCCAGAGAGCATTGGGCCAGCGACCGAGCCTTCACCCCAACGCATGACATAACAGTAGAGTTCCGCGTCAGTGCGGACACATCTATAACGCGACCTGCGACCGTAGTGCTGCTAGTTGTTACATAGAGTAGCTGCGAGGATGTGGACTGTTGACCTGCGGTGGCGTATACAACCTGATTCCCTAATTGTAATTGTCCCAGAACTGTATTAGCTTCCTTTTGTAGCGTGGCCTTACTCTTAAAAATGTCTAGTATTCCCATCGAAACCCCCACAAATTTTCTTGATCTTATCTCAAAAACTTCTGAAACCGAAGCTATTTGAGATGAAAGGATTATCTAATGCACAATGAGCCGCAATAATTAACGCGATGATACCATCTACCTTCGCCGATTTGTCAGCCTCGTTTTTCCTTACTTTTATATTAGAATTCACGTCCGTGTAAACTTCGCAATTCCCTAGCTGCCACCCGACAAAAGGATTGCCCCTGTGCGTGATCTGCTTGCTCATAATCATCCTTTCAATGAACTTAGACGGGTTATTTAATACGCCCATCCCCTGTCCTACCTTCTTTACTGGTACGCCAGCATCATGCAGCCTAGCTACAATTGAAGCGGCATTATAAGCATCATAGCCCACCTCTTTCACATCATATATCTCGCACTGTGATTTAATGTAGTCGGAGATTTCTCTATCGTCCATCACGTTGCCTTCTGTGATCTGCAATATCCCGCTGGCAATAGCAACCCTAAATATATCTTGGTAGTGGTTAGGTATTAGGGCTAGACCTGCTTCCGGCAAAAAGAACTTCCACTCAGCGTCGAAGTCTGATTCCCCGTACCGCTTCAGAGTACAGACCGCGTTCAAATCTCGCGTAGCTGCCAGATCGAATCCCATAAACACGGACTCGGGTTCTGGTCTAGGTTCTTTAATACATATCGGGTCATCCCAGTGTTGACGGTCGATCCACGCGGTGTTAGCAGATACAAAGACATTCAGCGTCTTGCATAAGAACTCATTAAGTGCCGCTGGTTTGTGGCTTGCTTCTTCGGCTCGTTGTTTAATGGCTTCTTCAAATACCGAAACGCCGTGCATCGGATTAGCCTTCCCCCAAGTTGCCGGATCGTGCCAGTCATCCTGTAGGTCTAGGCCATAGAGCAAACCGAACCATCGTGGATTATCTACAGCGTCTCCGTGCAGCATCGACTTGTACATCACCAAGTCCTCGTGGAACTTTGTGTCTTTAGTAAATGACGCGGTTGTAATATATATCCGCAATGGGTTTTTTCTTGCCACCATTCCAGAGTGTAATACTTCGATAGTGTTTCGGTCGAGTACCTGCGCGGCTTCGTCTACGATAACGCATGAAGGATTTTTCCCATCGCCCGTCTTTTTGGTATCGCGGGATAACGCTTTAAACATTGACTGCGTATCGCCCTTTCTTTTTATCTCATACTTGCTCACCACGAACTGATTAGCCATTAAAGGGTTCTCCATACTCTCTATGAAGCCTTTGGCTGCATCAAAAACGATTGTAGCTTGCTCTCTATTGGTTGCGACAGTAAAGACCTCAGAACCCTTCTCTCCGCAAACCAGTTCATAAAGGGCGATCACTGCGGTGAGCGTAGACTTCCCAGACTTGCGAGGAATGAATAGTATTACATCCGTTACCATCCGCTTCTTTCTATCGCCCTTCTTACGGAAGCCGTAGACCGCGCAGATCAGAAGTTCTTGGAATGGAGCGAGTACGATTGGCTGCCCCGCTAGTGGGCCTTTGGTATGGACAAGACGGGACGCGAATCCTAAAACGTGTTCGACATAACGAGCATCGAACTCCCATTCCCATTCTTGGTTTTCGTACTGATTGAGAAACCGCTGACAGGAAAGCCGTATTTCAGAACATACGCTTACATCACCCCTCGCTACAGCCTTCGCGTAAAGTACACCATCTTCCCAACTCAACCTTCTGGGCCTCGCATAAAGATAGCAACTTCACTTTCCGACTCTACCTTACCTGATGCCAAGCGGCTCCGGGGAGTTAAGCCTAGTTCATTCATTAGCTGAAGAATAAGCGTCATAGTCTTATGGCGTACATTGACATAAGGATTAACCACTATCATCGAATTATCCAGCGTAACAGTTATGCCATTAGCCAAAATACCTTTGGTGCAGTTAATATAAGTATCAATATGGTCTGCCAGCATCGCCAGCGCGTGTTTGTCCTGATTGTTCCCGATGCCGTAGACTTCATAAAGAAACTGAGAAGTCTCGTCTATGAATTGCGCTTTGTTCCAAGCGTCAAAGTTGTCCATCCACTCGGCTTGTGGTATTCTTTTCTTGAGTTGTTCTGGAATCGGAGCAGCTTGGATCGCTGCTCGTTTGTGCGTTCCATCAATGAGATGTAGTTCCGGGGCTTTTCTGTTCATGCTACGGATTCTAAGTATTAATTCCGCTATTTGTCAAACTGGTTTGCGACCTTCCCGG